GGCCCCGTGCCTACAATCTTTAATGTAATTTCAGATTGTTTTAATTGTTCAACAGTTAACCCTGTTGATTTAGTTGCTATTTTATTTGGCATATAACACCTCGCTTTCTTTTAGTTAAAGTTATTTCGCCCAACTTGGAACATTGTTGTCAGATTGATTGACGGTAGGTTGTGTTGCAGTGTTGGACGGTGCCGCATTAGGATTAGCACTTCCTGCAAGATAACCTGTCTGATTAGGAGTAAGAGGAGCGACCATTCGATTGCGATCTGCATATCCGTTAGTACCTTCCTCAATACCAATCTTAATACATAGCTCCATACCATTTAACTGCTCAATACTGTTAAGCTGTCTAGCTTGTTGAGCTTGTGATGAGCTATCACTAGGATCAATACCCCTTGCACTTTCGATGATTGCCCTCATTGTCCTCAAGCCAATCTCTTTAGCAATCGGAACATTACGTTCACTCATCTTGTCTCCATCAACAAAAAGTCTGTGCCAAACTTTTCGTCCGTTATGACCACCACCTACGATAGTGAATTCTAATGGTAGCCACTTAGCTCTTTTACCCGTTGAACTAGACTTAAAAAAGTTGCCTTGTCCAAACTCTGGTATTTGTGTATCGCCACCTTGTAGAGTTAACACGACACGAGCTATTGTATTATTAGGAATTAATTCAAACTCTCCCGAACTTGAATCTGGTTGTACATCGTTAAAATTAAGCATTAGGTTTCACCTCACTTTCTTTGTTAGCTAAATCAAAATTTAATGGACGTTCACTTATTGGTTTGTTGCCAGACATCTTCTGCAATAATTTACCAAGATGAGGCTCTTCAATTAAATCTAATCTGCCCGATCTATCTTTTGCAGGATAATTCCACTCATTTAATGTGTGACAAACAAAAGCCCTATATGGTGGATTATTTTCATCACCAGGCATCACTGCCATAGTAATAACTTCATCAACAATACCAGGTAGTTCACGTCCTGTTTTAGAACCTTCAATCTGAAGGTCATGGACAGCACGACCAAAGTCATCTGTCCTACTATCAAGGATACCAACAAACACAACATTCTTTTCACGTATATGTTGTAGATGAGTTAGCCATCCCATCATCTCTCTGCCTTGCATACCATAGGCAGCTCTAGTATCTAATCGACCATTTGAAGTCTTACAATCTGGTTGATTTTGACACCATTGAAAACACAACCGACCTGCGACAGTTATACTGTCAATAAATATCGTGTCGTATTTATCTAATAATTGTTTTGGATTACCATATGTCTGACATACAGCATCATAATGTGCCTCTGAATATATCTGCTCCTCATTAATTGCAGGGTTAGCCCCACCAAGAAAACAAGCAAAATCACGACACTCAGACCAAGTTCTAGGACGTATAACGTCTAGCGGCCAACCTTCTATAGCTGCATCGCCTGCCTCTAAATCCATAAATAAAGTTTTATCAGAGTCGAGAGTTCGGACAAGAGTGGTCTTGCCTACACCACTCATACCCGCAATAACTATTTTGTGACCACGTTTTTCTTTTAAACGATCTTCTGCTGATATAATATTTAACATTACTTCTTCTCCTGAATAAAAGCTTTGGATACAATGCTTTCAATATCAACATTAGTATCAATCAAAATATCTAAATCATTACCATTTATAAAATTTAATGATGATTTTTTTAGACGTTCACGAATTAATTTAGAAACTGCAACTTTAACGTCATTTTCTAAATTTTCTAATTCAACTGTAGCATGAAAAACATCTACTAATGTATTAGTCATTATTCTTGCTCCTCAAAAGTTACCTTTACACCTTGCAGAGATACTGTACGAAACTCTTGAAGTTTCTCTTGCATAGTAGGTAGTGCATTAGCAAACTTTGCCTCTGGAACACTGATTGAAAATTTAGCTAAATGATTAGCTTCTTCGGGAGTAAGACCGTTTAAAAACTTTGTAAGGCTTTCTTGATCCCACTCAACCTTTTTACGTAACTCAATCTTAACTTTTTGATTGCCATCAAAGATATTTGCAGTACCAAAGTCTTTACCCTCCTCATTAAGCTTTTCCTTAGCTTTCTCAAGGTAACGATCTTCTAAGAATTTATTGAAGTCATGCACATCTTTTTGAGCTTGTTTAAGCTTCTCTGCAAGAGTAGCTTGTGTCAAAGCTAAATTGAAATTATCTACATACTGTACTTTTGTCATAGAGCACCTCGCTTTCTTTTTTTGGTTAGGAATCTCTAATATGGGAATTTCCCATAATAAGTCAAGAGCTTTTTTTAGAAATTTTTATTTTTATGTTAAAGACAGCTTCCATTAATTTTTTTTTTAATTTAAAATCAGAGGTTTGCACCCCTTTTGCATCTTCAACAATTTTTTCTTTTTTCCCATCTTCATGTATTAATGTGTAAACAAAATCAGCAATATATTTACATATCTTTTGTTCATTTACTATAATATCATACTTAACTTGTCTTCTCAAATCTTCTACAACCCCTGCCATTTGCATAGAAGCAAGTTGACCATAACGCTCTGCTTCCCATTTGGAATCAAATTTAAATCCCATAAAGTCAGTTTTTTTAGCGTTATACTTATTATACTTCCCATATCGTGTGGGATAGTGTATATTTTTTTTAAACATATCTTAGAAAGGTTACATCATATGGCATCAAATGAAAAGTGGAAAAGTGTAAGTGTAGATATTAGAACTTATAAACAACTTGTGAAAATAGCTGAAGAAGAAGATAGAAAAGTCGGACAACAAATAGCTAATTTAGTTAAAAAAGAGTTTGGAGCTAGATATGGTAATCAAATAAAAGATATGGGTATTGGCTCTGCTAAACAAATATGATGGAAAAAAAAGTATATATATATGCAACACAGGAAGCAGAAAACACTCCTATATTAATTAATATTTTAGAACGTGACAAACAAGAGAAACATAAATTTCAACAATATGAAATAACATCACATCAAGCTATGAGATTAGTTGCAGAAATATTTTTAATGTTAAAAAGTAAAATTAAAGATTAACTTCTTCCATACGTTTACATAAACGCTCTGCTCTGTTTGGAACCTGCTTGTGCCACCTTGAGTCACGCATCTGATTTGCACTTTCCTGCCAGTTGCCATCCATAACAGCTTGTATATGCTTACGAAATCTGCTGTAACGAGGCAAGCCGAGATTGAACATCATATTTGCTATTACTTGTTTTACAGTCTCTGGCAATTTATCCCAATCATCATAAACTTTTTTGCAATCCATAATCACACTTTGTATATCTTGTTCAAAAAGTTCTGTAACTCTGTCTTCAGATACCTTTGCACCTAACTCTAAATCAAACTCTGGCTCATCCTCTCTGCACAGATGACCTATCCCGCAGGTCTTTAGCGAAAGATGATCGAGGTAAGTCTCATATTTTACACCCTCATCAATAATCAGTTGATCTTTTAATTTTGATATGTCCATTGTTATTTCCTTGCCTCTAAAGCGTTTGCTAATTCTAATGTTTCTCTGTTTGGTATAATTGTTGGACTCGTAGCTAAGTTGTTAACTGGTTGCGTCACGTTTACCTGACCTAAATCCGAAAAATTGTTCGGGTTTGGTATATTCTGCTGAATGTTAGATATTTGATCTGTTATACCAGTATTGTCCATAAGTGCTGTAGCTTGTCTAGCACCCTCTTGAGCAACAGTTTGTATTGCTTGTGCTGGTGCCTGTCTTGCTGTAGGTATAGCAGCTGTTAATGCTGAACCAAACGCCTTAGCAAAAGCACTTCTTCTATCTACATTTTTACCAACTTGTTTTCCATATTTGTCCAAAACTTCTTTATAAAAGTTTCTATCACCTAATATTCTGTTTAAAACAGCGTAACGAGCAATTTTACCTAAATTTTGTAACGGACTAGCCGCAATGTTAGCAGCCACTAGATCACCACCTTGTACAGTTCTTGATACGAAATCCATTTCTTTACCAAATGCAAACATATCTTTAGCTAAATCATCACCAAAAAATTCTTTTAATTTACCAGAATTGTTACTATCTATTAATCTTTTTGCAAAAGAACCTAAGCTTTTAGCATCAGTCAAAGGAGTGGATCCAAAGTCTCCTATCAAAGATTTTAAATAAAATCCTTTTACCTTCTCTCTTTGTGGCTCAGTTAAATTTTTAAGTATTTGAGAAACCTCAGATGCTTGTATTGTATCTTGAGCTAATGAGTCAGCAGCTTGTAATGCGTTGAATCTACCTTCACTAATTTGTCTAAGAAAGTTAAACTTTTTAAGATTTGCTTCATCCTTTGTTGCTTTAAGTACGCCTTGTAAAGCATCTATAGTGTTAGGGCTACCCTCCCATATTTCTCCAATTGTCTCTTTTGTCAAATTGTTAAAATCTGTTTTTGCTATTTTTGTTGCTAGTTCACGAATCTTTCCAGTTTCGTTCCCGAACAATTCTTTAGCCGTGTTGCCTAACTGGTCTATGTCTTTTAAGAACATTTGTCCGTTAAATTTATCAGGAGTCAAAGAATCAATGTTTGATTTAATCATAGAGTTTCTTAACCATTGACCTGCCATAAGTTTTCTAAAAGCTTCTTTATTTCCTATACCTGCTATGTCACCAGTTCCAATAGCATCAAAAGCTTTTCTTAATGTTTCTGGTTGATTATTTTTAATTAATGATCCCATCATGTCTTTAACATCAATGTCTTCACCTGTTTGAACAGCGTTTCTAAGATTTTTTATACCACTGGCTGTTTCTACATCTGAAAATACTTTCATTGTAGAATTGTATAAATCACGATGTTCTTTAATTAAAGCATCTGCTCTATCAAGAACAGTTCTTCCAGCACTGTCTTTGATGAAACTACTTTGACCTCTTAATAAATCTTCTACACTTTGAGGAGTCATAAATTTATCTAGCTCTTTTATAACATCATTCATCTGGTCTAAACCTTTTTGTGTTATAGCTGATTTTACTCCTCTAGCTGATTCAATATTAAAGTTTTTACCTTTTAAAGTCTCTATGGCTTCTCTTAATTGATACATTTGAGAAAAAGATAAACTTGGTCTATCTCCACGAGTTCCTTTAATTTTTGTAAATTCTTCTATTTTTTTAGACAAAGCTATTAAATCTTTTTGTGATGAATCAAGAACTGTATCGTCTATACCTTTTTTAATACTCCTTAAATAAGGTATTCCTATGCCACTTTCTTTAAATATACCTTGTTGAAAGATAGAATTTTCCAATATAGAGTCTACTTGTTTTGCACTATCAGCTATATTTTTATTAGCTTGTGTAAAAGCTGTTGTTAGGTAATCTAAAGCTTCTCCATCTAAATTAGAATTTTTAGTTGTAGCAGCTCCCATATGTTGCACTAAATCATCTAATTGACTCAACACAACTTTTTGTGATTTAACCTGTGATCCTTGTACATTTTTGTACATTTCCTCACTAGATTGTAACAATATGTTACCTATTTCTTCAGGAGTGGCATCTTTACCAACTTTTGCTCTATAATCATCTAATATCTTTTGAATATTATCATTGTTATTTTTTAATCTAGTTGACGTACCAAATATTTTTTCACCAATTGCTTGTGCTCTTGCCAACAAAGATGGAGCACCAACAGAGCCCAACGCAGGAGTTACAGGAACATTTACTTTTTTGCCATCAATAATTACTTCTCTATTAAGAGCACCACCAGCGGCTTCTATTTCTGCTTTTGATAATTCTTTACCAGCACCGAAAGCTCTATATACTTTGCTCAACATCCAAAATGGAAGACCAACACCTAGTTCTACACCACCCGCTAATGCAGCTTCACTTCCTACATCACTCATCACTTCACTAAAACTTTGACCTTGTATACCTGCGACTGTTTCTCCCAATTCTTCTACTGCCTGACCACCACCTGCACCAGCTGCTGCACCTACAGCACCTGCCCCTACCATTGCTAGCGGCCCGAATGGTGCGGCTAAAGCTGCACCTTTTACAGCACCTGCAACACCACCTGCTAGTTCAGGAACTACACCAGTAAGATCAAGAAAGTCATATTTACTAAATCCAGACTCATCAATAAGTGTAGGCATTTTTAAATCTAAATTTAATTTTTTACCACCCGAAGGTGTAATAGCAAGTCTACCTCTTTTGTCACGAGTGTAATCACCTTCGCCCAATCCATAACTTTCAAGAGCTTTTATTTGATCTTCATAACCTTCAGAAAGACCTAATGTTGCACGTAAACCAGCTAAACGCACACCAGATTTAGTGTCGAACATTTGTTCGGGTTTAGATTTTTTTTTAACAGATGGGTCTTGCCCTGATTGCACTGAACGAATTAATTGTCCAATAGCAAATTTTTCTCTGACTGTAGGAGTGTCACCTTTAATTTTAACTTTTAAAGTTTCTTTGGGTAACTTAATTGTTATTGTTCCCATATTTAATTAGCCATATTTGTTAAATCAATAATAATATTATTATCATCATCACGAGTGTATTCACCCTCATCAAAGCTCATTTGACCACCAAATGTAGAAGCTCCTAAAGCGGCTTTATTAATAATATCTATAGTTTCTTTATAAGAATCTTCTGTGAGATGTTTTTTAGGGTCGGCAAATTGTTCTAATTGTGTTAATATTTGTTGTTTTGGAGTGTCAAATATGTCTCTAACTTCTTGTATTCTTCTTATCGCTGAGGCTGGGTTGGTAAAAAAACTTACTTGACCTATTAATTCTTTTACTGTATCAAGGTCTGCTTTTGAAATACCATTACCAGTTTCCTGTGTTAAAAATCTTTTAAACTGAGATATGAGTCTGTCTTGAAGTATTTTATTTGTTGTTATTTTACCTGTAGTAGCTTTTCCATCTTCATCTTTATATATACTGTAATCAGCACCAAGTGCACTTAAAATATTATTTGCAATACCAGTTGCCACCTCTAAAGTAACAGAGCCACCTTCATCTATAATAGATTGTACATTATTTTCTATTTCATCAAGTGTTGATGTAGCTTTTTCAAGCTGACCTAAACCTGTTGCAAACTGTGCTGCTTCTTGCACAGCAAAAGGAAAAACCATCTGTCCATCAATATCTTTATGACCTACAGAAACTTTCATTTCTTTTTGAGTGCTTACAGGCGTTTTTTGTGTTAAACCAGAAACTTTAAAACCTTCTTTATTAAGATCATTTTTACGATCTTTTGCTTTTTCAATAGATTCTGCTTGTTGTTTTAAAGATTCTACTTTTATTTTTGTTACGGCTTTTATCTTTTCTAATTCTTTTTGATTTTCATAACCTCTAAACTCTTTTTCTATTGCTAGAACAGCATCTATCTTCTTTTGTTGTTGATCTATTGCATCAGATATAGCCGCTTTTCTTTCTTGCAAGGCATAAGTTCCTGCAGATACTTGTGCTGCTCTAGCCTCTTTACGAGCAGCTTCAGCCAATGGTAAAGCTTTTTCTCCTGCTTCACCAACAGAACTTAACATTCTTCCTATGTTAAAACCTTTACCTGCTTTATTCTGCATCAGAGCTAAACCAAATGCTATTGTAGCAGCTCTTGTATCTGGTTTACCAGATATGTCTATGCCTGTAGCATCTGCAAATTGTTTTTTATAATAATTTAAACCTTTAACTCCTGATTCTTCACCAGTAGAAATATCTTCTATTGACTTCATAGCCTCTGTAAAAGCATCACTTTGATCGTCACCTTTAGGCGTATCATCTTCCACACCTGTTTGTTCATCTTCTCCTTCACGTAACTCTTGTTCGGGTGAGATAGGTGATCTTACATCAATATCTGTTGTTTTATCTGTTTTTGCTCCACCAGTTTTTTTAACTAAATCATCTTGTAATCTTTTAATTTGTTCTTGAACTGTTTGCTCAACAGTTCCTTCCATACCTTTTCCTGTTTCGTAATCATCAAGCATAAAATCAGGAGGAGTTAAATTTACTTTTGGAATTTCTTTTTTATTTTGTTCTTCAATTAATTTCTCTGCGTCAATAGTGGATTGAGGTTTACCTCCAAGATAACGGCTAATATTACCAATGCCAGAAAGTATTTCTCTTGCTCCTTGAGCAGGAGCTTCAGCCAATGTATCAATTTGTTCGGAAAGACTTTTATCAAATTCCATTCCAAATTTACCTAATCTTGTTTGTGGCAAATATGGAGAACCATCACCTTTATCTGGATAAAAAAGTTTTTTACTTAAACTAGATATGCCTTTATCATCACCAATTAAAATTTGTTGATCTTTTGGTAAAGCTTTAAAAAAATCAAAATAATCTGCTATTCCTACCATATTTATGCACTCGTGTCTCTAGGTTTAACACCTTGTAAAGCTGTATAAGCACCAACACCTGATAAGAAAGGATTAGGATCAGGTGTAGTAACTGATTTAAATGTACTAGCTATACCAGAGCTTGGCATACCAGTAAGAAAGTTAGAACCTAATTGTAATCTTGTAAAAGGCTCCATAATCCCTTGCATTTGATTTTGACGATTAGCATCAATAACTTGTTGTTGAAAGCCTCTACCAAATCGACCTAAGTTCATTAATGTTCCTAAATCAGAACGACCAAGCTCAGATGTTAATCTACCTAAATCTCCAGTAGTTCCAGCAAACTGATTATACATACCACCAACTTGACCTAACGTGCCACCCAAACCACCGAGCAATTGTGAGCTTTTAAGCATATTACCCATAGCACTTTGAAAGCCACCTGATCTTAATCCACTTAAAGTCC